CATTAAGAAGAGATTTATATTTTGTCAAACGATCGTTAAAGGTCATAATATTATTTATTGTTTTAAACGATTATAAGTTGTTTTGCTCTAAGCTTATAAAATACTCTTTACTTAGAAATACCAGATCATTACGCTTCGTAAACGTTAGAACCCTACTAAACGTATACTTTTCATGATTAACACTATCCATATATGCTTTAAGATTGTTTATAACCTCCACACTTCTACCATCTTTTTTATCTATAAGATGTTGAAGAAAATCATAAGAAATATTTGTAATAAAGACTCTAATAGGCAGTAATATTTTTATTCTTCGTATTATTTGCTCTACTACATCTCGCACTTCATCCTCTTTGAAATACTTAAAGAGCTCTAATTCTGACATTTGCGTATTGTTAAAATATATAATAGTTTTTTCTTTCGCCCTTTCATGTAATAAAAACTCGCATAAACCAAAAATTATATGGTGATAAAAAAACTTTTTTGCATGTGATGTTATTCTATTCTTAAATAGCTCAAACCGATGCAAATCGTTAATTAAATCAACTTCAATTTTTTTAATAAAAATAGAATTAAAGTCGACTATACGAAAATTATATTGCTTAAACTCAAGTTTTTTGAGCATGCTACATTATGTATGAAAGAGACAAACTAATCAAGAAAACTTTTTGGTGGACGTCCGATACGTACATTAATAATACCATTATAATAGTCATCTCTTAGTAGAACGTTTTTTTCTAGTTGTTCTCTTATTTCAAAATAAGCTAATTCCCACTTTGATCCACACGCACGCAAAATTTTAAATAAAAATTTATCTTTACCGTACTTTTTTATATCTTCATTTAGCTCATTAGATGAACTGGTATATTCCTTCCAATCTGATTCCTTTATTTCAATACGTTTATTCTTTTTGCCTTTCAATGGTTTTCTTTTTAATTTTGATTTACACTGCTTTTTACCAATATACTTTTTACTAGTAACTGTATTTGTTATTTCATAAATAAAGCCAAACGTATTTTCATTTAAAAGAATACCTTCTGAAAGTAGCCAATGACCGAGATCCATACTTTATTTAGCTTCTTGTCTATTAAAGGCTAAGGCCTGGAAGCGAGCGACGTTGGATTAAGAACTTATCTTTTTTCTTTTTTTTCTTTTTAGCGCCTAATATTTTTGGAACTCTAGCATCACCTGGCGCGTAAGCATCATCATTTTGTGATGGAAATTGATTTCCAAAATCACCTATAGGGGCTAAAGTACCGGTACCAAAAGCACTACCGACACCACCTGCAACATTATCTTCTTCAAGAAGTTTGCAAAACTTTGATTCGAATAAACCTATTGATTTCATATAGATGTATACTATTATTTAAGTTAATGCTACTAGAAGATTACATAAAAGAACTAGAAAACGACTTAAAAATAGACGAGCTTATTCTCAAAGATTATCAGCTAAAACTGCCTGGTATTAAGCATAAATGGGCCGGCAGATGCATCAGACATAAATTACAAATCAATGAGTTACGTAAGAAGCGCGAACTATTAAAACGTACATTAGTTGATAAAATACAAGAACAAAGCCCGGTAAAATTAGCTACACCAGTTGTTGAGCGTACTGCAGATAAGCATAGTGAAGTAATTGGAATTGATACACAAATAAAAGAGTTAGAGCTTATCATTGAGCTACTAGAAAAGTCAGAAAAAACGTTGAGCTCGACATCTTATGATATAAAAAATCTTGTTGATATTATTAAGCTAGAGACAACATGATTAATTTTTCTTTTGACTCTAATAAAGGGGTCGGTATTATTTCTGGTGATAAATTTGAAGAAATAAGAGAAGCATTTTCTGTTAAAAATGAAGCTGCTTTTTTTATGAGAAAAAGATACGGAAGATTTTTACCACAAAGAACTTATGCAATAACCAACAGGCAGATTTGACCCAGGCCTTTACTTTGAAATAAGAAAATATCTCAATAACAATCAATATGTCGGAGAAGTAAAGACAGATGAATCTCTTCTTGAGATTATTATGCCTGTTAAAAACCTTCAATCTGATACAAGATTTTCATACGACCCGATACCTCTTAAACTACCATTGAGAGATTATCAAGAAGAAATTGTTAAAAAAGCTTTATCAATCGGCCGCGGTACAATCATACTTGCTACAGCAGGCGGAAAGACACTTACTGCTGCTTCTTTACTTACAAAATTATTTCTTTTATACGGATCAAAATTTAATTGTTTATATATTGTACCTGATTTAGGGCTAGTAGAACAGACGTCTTCAGATTTTTCATCATATAACGTTCCATTTTCTGTTAGAAAGTGGACAGGCAGTTATGAATTAAAAAACGAAGCCAACGTTACTATAGCAAATTTAGGTATCTTACAAAGCAAGAATACAGATTTATCTTGGCTTGAAACAATTGATGTCTTAATAGTTGACGAAGTACATAAAATACGCAAAGGCAATGAAGTAAACAAAATTCTTAAAAAAATAAAAACACCTTTTAGATTTGGTTTTACCGGTACAATGCCTGAGAGCTTAATGGATCAGTGGAATATTATAGGTAAAATCGGCCCTGTAATATATGAAAAGAACAGCTATGAACTTCGATTAGAAAGTTATGTAAGTAGCGTGCAGGTGCAAATCATAGAACTAAATTATAATGAAGACCCGTTTAAAGATGTCGTAATATCGTCGTCAAATCTTTATCGCGAAGAGCAAAGATTTTTAGTGAGAAGCGGATTTAGAAATAATGTTATAAGCAAAATTGTCTGTAAGCTTACAAACAATTCCCTAATTCTGGTTGATTACATTGAGCATGGAGAATTGTTATACAAGGCAATAAAAGAACAATGTCCGGAAAAACAGTGCTATTTTATACGCGGTGAAGTCGAAGTAGCTGAGAGAGATGAAATTAGACAGCTTATGGAGAAAAGAACTGACATTGTCGTTGTCGCCATATCAAAAATATTTTCTACCGGTATTAATATTAAAAACCTACATTATATTGTTTTTGCATGCGGCGGAAAAGCGAAAATTAAGATAGTTCAATCGATTGGAAGAGGTCTTCGCTTGCATAAGGATAAAGATAAGCTTATAATATTCGACATCGCAGATAATTTCAAATATAGCTTAGCTCATATGGAAAAACGTCGCGCACTTTATGAAAAAGAAAAAATTAAATACTCCCTCAAAAGAATTAATGAAATCTAAGAAGGCTAAGCCTTCGAAAGAGGAAATAATTGAGAGCGATCCAGAGCTCAAGAATATTATTTCTAAAGGTGTTGTTTTACCACCAACAGTTATACCTACAGGAAGAAAACTTAAACCAAAAGAAAAAGTACATTATGTAAATGGTAAAGAGTTTGAAGAAGAGATACGTGCATATTATAAATCTGGCTTTGTGACACAAAAACTTGGAGAGAGCCTAACTAAAATTGCTAACGGATTGTCTTATGCACCTAACTTTATTAACTATTCTTACAAAGACGATATGATCGGAGATGCAATCGTTAAGATGTTCTCAGCATTGCGTAATCAAAAATTTAAACTTGATACAGGGTTTAGCCCCTTTTCATATTTTACTACTATTGCATTTCATGCCTTCATTAACCGTATTAAAAAAGAAAATAAGCATCATGAAGTATTAAATGAATATCGCGACAAAGTGTATACCGATCTTATGCTTGACCCGGATATTGCATATGGAGCGCATATATACGTTGAACCTGAAGATGATAATTACAACACTACAGAGTGAAAAATAAAAAAGAACTTATAACAAAAAGTAATAAAGTCTGTTGTATTGCCGATCTTCATATTGGCGTACATCAGAACAGTATTTTTTGGCATGAAACAGCTATTAAATGGGCCGAATGGCTTAGTGACGATCTCAATAAAAAGAAAATAAAAGACATTTTTATACTCGGGGATCTATATCATTATCGTGATGAAATTGCTGTAAATACGATTCATGTCGTAAATCAAATTCTTAATTTATGGGATGAGTTTAATATAGTTATTCTCGTCGGTAATCACGACGCGTTTTATAAAGATAGATCTGATATTAACTCACTCTCTATTCTTAATGGATGGAAAAATATACAAATTATAAGTGAGCCCGCGACATATACAATCTACGGTAAGCAATGTACATTTTTACCTTGGGGTGCAGATGTAAGAGATGTTGAGAAGTCTGATGTGATTTTTGGGCATTTAGAGATTGAGAGCTTTAAGATGAATAGCCATAAGCACTGCGATCATGGTATGAAAACCTCTGATCTGCTTGCAAAGGCAGATTTAATTATGACCGGTCATTTTCATCTAAGGGATGAAAGAAAGTATGATAAGAAAACTATTTTGTATGTCGGTAATCCTTTTGAAATGGATTTTGGTGATACCGGCTCTGTCAAAGGATATTACATCTTAGATTTTAATGATCTTAGCTATTCGTTTTTTGAAAATGAACTTTCACCTAAACATAAGAAATTATCGTTAACCGATCTTACTACATTTAAAACTCTTACAGCAGCTGAAGTAAGAGCAGCAGTAGGTAATAATATTATTAAACTTGTAGTTGATAAGAAAATTACAAGTGATAGTATTGATCTGCTTTTACAGAAAATATCTGCACATAAGCCTTTTAATTTATCGGTTGATTATTCGCTATATAACGATGCCATAACTGTTAATGAAGAGCAAGCTTACGACTTATCTGGTGTTGATATGAGCAAAGCAATTGAAGAGTTCGTTACCTTGCTGGACATAGAGAAAAAAGATGACGTTTCTCGTTATTGTACAGATCTTTATAAAAGGGCTAACAGCACATGAAGAATATTACTTTTAATAAAATTAGTATTAAAAACTTTTTATCTGTGGGTAACCTCCCTGTTACTGTAGACTTTAAGAGAGGTCTACATATTATTACGGGCATTAATAAAGATAAAGAAGATAGGAGAAACGGCGTTGGTAAATCAACTATTGCTGATGCAGTTTATTTTGCTGTTTTTGGAGAAACGTTAAGAGATCTTAAAAAAGAGCACGTTATTAATAATGTCAATAAGAAAAATTGTGAAGTTATCTTAGATGTAACAATACAGCAGTTTGATAAAACAGAACAAATACAGATTATTCGTACCTTAGAACCCTCTAAGTGTTTTATATACGTAGATAAAGAAGATAAGACGAGAGATAGTATCTCAAATACTAACTCGTTTATTATGTCGAAGTTTAATTGTACGCCAGAGATATTTCAAAACTGCGTCATTATGACTATAAACAATACAATTCCGTTTATGGCTAAGAAAAAACAAGAAAAGAGAAAGTTTATTGAGGATATTTTTAACCTTAGTATTTTTAGTGATATGTTAAATTTGCTTAAAGCAGATATAAGTGAACACAAGAAGCAGTTTGATATGGAAGCTATCAAGCATGATGAGATAGAAAAAAACATACTTACACATAAAAAGCAACAAGAAACTCTTTCGCAAGAGAGGGCTAGAAAAAAAGAAAAATATCTTGGTCGGCAAGAAAGCAATACAAAAGAAATAAAGGAAATTACTAAGAACCTCGAAAAATTTGAAATACCCGACGCTAACGAATTAAAAAAAGAGATAGAAGAGTATAATACAAGTAATCTAAAGCTAGATAAAAAAATACAAGACGCAAGACATTCTATTAGCGAGAATCAGACACTGATAAATCAAAATAATAAAAAACTTACTTCTGTTGGTACAGAAAAAGATGTTTGCCCTACATGTTTAAGATCGATTGAAGACACGGATCGTAATCATATTAAAAACGAAAAAAAGAAAATTAACGATGAGATAGAAGTACATGAAGTAAAAATTGTTGAATTAAAGAAAGAAGAGAAGCAGTTACTCGGGCTGCAGACTAAAGTCGAAACTAAAATACAGCATTTAAAAGACAGTATTAACTCCATTAAACATAAAATTACAGAAAAGCAAAATCTCGACGATCGCCTTAAACAGCTTAATCAATGGCAGGTAGAGCTTGAGCAGGACTTAAAAGATTTAGAAACAGATACTAATACACACGACGCACTTATTACCGACCAAGCCAATCGATTGGATGGTGTTAAAGCAGAAATAGAGAAATTAAAGGAAAAGCTTAATACCCTTGACGTTGTAAAATTTATAGTTTCTGAAGAAGGCGTAAAATCTTACATTGTTAAAAAGATTTTACAACTCTTTAATAGTAAGCTTGCTTATTATCTCAAAAAGATGGATGCTAATTGCATTTGTACATTTAACGAGTATTTTGAAGAAGAGATTGTTGATAACAAAGGTAAACCTTGCTCCTATTTTAACTTTAGCGGCGCAGAGCGTAAGAATGTCGATCTTGCTTGTCTCTTTACGTTTATGGATATTAGAAGACTTCAAGGTGATGTATCTTTTAACTTTAGCATATATGATGAGCTCTTTGATTCGAGCCTTGATGAAAGAGGCGTGGAGCTTGTAATTAGTATATTAAAAGAGCGCGTTGAAAAATATAATGAATGTATTATGGTAATTAGTCATAGAAAAGAGAGTATTAAAGCTGCTACAGGCGATATTATTTTTCTAGAAAAAAATAACGGTATTACCCGTCGAGTTGATTATATTGAGTATAGTAGTTAATATTATAATATGCATCCAAGTCCTTTTGCTTCGCCTTTTGCTTCTCCCTTTCCTTCACCATTTCCATCGCAGGTACCTGCATCGCCACAACAAAGTTTACCAAGACCTCCTGAGCTTGATTTATTGCGCTGCTTAAATTACTATGCAGATTATAGCGGCTGTGGGTTTTGGAGAATGATATGGCCAGAGCATATGCTTAATGCACATCAAAAGCTCATTGTACATGGAAGTACAGTTATGTGTTTTGATCCTAATTATTATCGCGGTGTTAAGGCTGTTCGTATTCAGCGCCAAGCTACAACTTCCCAATTGCAGTTTATTAAGTTTCTTAAAGAAATGAGCAGTAAGGTTGGATTTAAGTTAATTTATGAAATTGACGACCTAGTTTTTAGTGAAGATATTCCAGAATATAATAAGTTTAAGCCTGCATTTACTGATCCAGAGATTCGTCGAACAGCGCAAACAATCATGGAGATGTGCGATGAAATTACTGTAACATGTGATTTTATGAAACAGTATTATATTGATAAAACGAGCAATAAAAATGTTACTGTTATTCCCAACTATCCGCCAAAGT